GTAGAAGTTCTCATCTTTGGTCAGGTCTGTGATAGCCTCTTCGATAAGGGGGCCTACCTCTTCCTCGTCAATCAGGTCTCGACGGGTGACGTTAGTTCCTGTGTGGTAGGTCACCAACCCAAGCAGACTACGTAGTTTGGTTTCCTCTAAGTGCCATGTAGCAAAGGGTACACCCTTTTGTAGTAGGTTGTACTCTAAGAACCTCATCACCTCAGTCTTACCAATACCAGTCTGTGCCTTAATGACAGTGAAGTGTCCCTGCATCAGCCCCATGATCTTGTCGTCTAGGGCTTGTATCCCGGTCGGTACATACTGGTGTTCTGGGGTATCCCGGTACAGGCTTAGGAACTGGTCTGTAGTGTTGAGGATGTTCTCAGGGATAAACTTCTTAGCTGAGTACCAAGCGTTCTTAAATGCCTGTGCCTGTCCTGCTACAAGGAACTCGTTAGCATCCTTAAACTTGTCATGCGGGACACGGTAGACCTTGTTAGGAAACAGGTTAGCCATCTTAGCTGCTAGGGCATTGCCGGGACCGTCTGTGTCCACTGACAGGATAATCTTCTCAAAGCTATCCAACCAAGTACTACACTTCTCCCAGAGAGCCTTAGAAGGGGTAGCACTCGGCAGTGAGACTACAGGATTGGTGTAGTTCCCCTTCAGCATCTGGTAGGCTGACATAGCGTCTACCTCACCTTCTGTGACGGTCACAAACCTAGCACTACCAGCATTCCATAGGTTCATACCAAACAGTTCATCCTGCTTAAGACCATCACTACTGAACGCTTTAGGAAAGTACCTAATCTTCTTACCACCACTAGGATAGGGATACTCTTGTTTAATTGGTTCACCTTCACCTGAGTAGGTTACTACACCATAATGTTCCATAGTCTGAGAGGAGATACCCCTCATTGCTACAAAACCAGACTCACTGTGCTCTTGAATGTTCTTAGGAATAAAGTTCACTTCGAACTCCTCTTTGTAGGGCTTAAGGGGAAACTCTTGCAGTGTCTCTTCGCTGTAGGTCACACCTTTAGTAGGGTAACCCTTTTCACAACTATGACAGTATCCAGTCATCTTCACTGTGTTGTAGCTAAAAGCATCAGTGCTACTACAACTAGGATGAGGACAAGGCTTATGGCTCTTTTCTACCATGTAGTATTCCTAAACTTATGTTGGAAACTGTAGTATGTAGTAAGCCTCTTTTCGACTTACTTACGAAAAGCTATTTAAGCATAGCTAGTTTGCGTCTGATCCTTTGGTCGGCGTATTGCACCCCCCTTAAGGTCATTTTGAGCCTTATGGCAACCTCTTGAGCGGTGAGTTCTTCCGGCCCATAACGCATTAAGAAGATCTGGTAGTCTCGGGGTTTAAGTTTGCCCTCCATGACACTGCCGACCTGATTGACCCAGATCATTTCCTCTGTAGCACCTTTATAAGAATGCTCACTACCCTCCAGAAGCTCTGTAGAGCCTTCTAAGGCGACTCGGAGGTTATTGTAAGTGTCTGGTGCCATAGTCTCCAAAGGCTTTTCTTGCCCCTTTCTGATGGCTCTGGCGTTATCTCGGGTTTTATCAGAGGGGGGTATACTTAACGGACCTTGGCGTAATGAAATAAAGTCCTGCATTCTCTTCTTACTAACTAATACAAGGTCAGGGATACTGTCGTACCCCTTCGCTTCATGCTCTAGCCATTCGAGCAGCCCCTCTGCTACGAGGTCTTCGTAAAGGTCTGACCGCCGGAAGCTACGTGCCAACTTCCGACAGGTCTTCAGCTTCTCTGCTAATTCCATGTCTTTCCCTTGTCCTGAAAGAACTCGTCAATGAATATCTCCAAGTCCCGTATGTTAAGTGATGCATCTGAGACATCATTCTTAAGTCTATCATAGGTGGCTCGGCTCTGCCAAGTCTTGCTCTCCTCGTCTTGTAGCATGGCATGAACCTCGTCCTGTGCTGCGTCCAGACAGTCACGAATCTCAATCAATTTATCACGTACATCAGACATATTATTCTCCGTATTTAGCTAGTCGTTTGGTGGTAATGGTAGAGGTTCTCTCGTCCTCGTACCAGAATACTGTAGCCTTGGGGCCTGTACCTACTTCCAGTATCCTGCCCAGTGCTAACACAGGCTTGAGGGTTCTGTAAGCGTTAGGCCCTTTATGCGGCAATCGTTGTGAGGCTTGATAAAGCCCCACTACAGTATCGTTAATGGATAGGGGCGTACCTAAGAAATCTTCAGCCATGTTTGGCCTCCTCATACATTCGCTCTGCTGCTTGTAGGTTTCTTACCAGATAGATGTATCTCGTCTCTCGCTTGTCTCCGGTGTAGGAATCTACTCGACCCTTAAGCTCGGCTATCTGGGCTTCTACTTGGTGGGCTATGCCCCACAGGGCTTTATTCATAGGGGCTACTCCTTAGTGTAGGGGGCTATCTTCCAGATAGGGGGTACTTTTGTGTAGGGGGGTCCATTTCTGGATAAGGTCAGGTTTCATGGCACGCCAACCATCATCAGTGATAGACCAGGCCTTAATCAGTGTAGGGTTAAGCTCTGCCTCATGCTCGTCCCATTTCTTAAGTGCTGCTACAATACTGGAGTTAAGGGTCATCTTCCGGGTGGTGACAGTACCATCCTTCTTCATAAACTCTACGTCTACGATGCCCTGCTTGAGGTCGAGGATCTTGTTAAGCACGTCAATCATATTGTTCTCCTGTGATGCTGAGTTGCGTGTTACACTGTTGATATAAGAACTACCAGGGTGTAGTCAACACCTATGTCTGCTCACTTTCCCACGTACCCCTCATTTTCCCACGGTGGCCCTCCGCTCATTTTCCCACGGTGGGGTCACTTTCCCACGGAGGGGGTTGTGCTAAGATTTAGTTCAAATACCAAAAGTATTCGTGTTAAATTTAGTACAGATTTGCATCAAATTCTATTCAACCAAAAAGTGCATCAGCATTTAGCTAAAATACTTTAGGTTTTGAGTGCATCTGTATTTATGTAAAATACGTAAGGTTTAAGCGCATACAAAGTTACCTCAAATACGTAAGGTTATTGGTGTAAGAATACTTAGCATAAATACCTACAAGATTTAGTACAGATTTTAGGGAGCTGCGGATTATACCACAAACCCCCCGGCTCTGTCAACCCACATAGCTAAAATCCGATATGAATATTTGCCGTGGCTAACTACACAAATATAGATATCTTTTGAGTGCATGGCTTAATGCATTTTTGCATAGCTACTACTACACCCCTAAAATTTAGTCTTGCTATCTTAAGTTGAAACCCGGCACTCTACCACCAGGCGAGAGTCCTGGTCTAAGCTCTATCAGAGGTTAATCTGGCAATCCTGTTGCTCGGCTCTACCACCAGGCGAGAGTCCTGGTCCTGGCTATCCTACAAATAGAAATCAACGCTAGGCGGGTTTAAACGCTCACTGAGCGGGTTTAGACTGTTTTGGGTATGGCAACCCATAGAAACTGCCAGAGCCGATGTTCACTTTTGTTCTTTCGGATTTTACGCAGTCACGCATTGCCATTATTCCTTGCACGCATGACTTTTTCGCTTTGCTGAGTTGCTAAACCATGGCATAAAGGAATCACAGCAACCGGGCGCTTACATGAGGCGGCGCTTTTTGTCTCTCTCCAGAGTGCAACTTAGTCGTCTCTTGCAAGCGCCCTAAACAAGGAAAACAGATATGCCTAAACTTTTAGATACTCTTATCATTTACACGCTGATTTTCTGCGCTTGTTTTGCGCTTCTCAGCCTAGCTTGCGCAGTCTAACCCAAACAAGGAGCCAAAATTATGTCTTGGCGTGGAAAATTACTGGCGTTCGGACAAGACGCTAAAACCGTTAAATCGCATGGCGTTATTGATACCGTAACAGGCAAGCCATTTGCGCAAGCGATTTGCTACCTAGCGCCTGCTGACATTAGCGGTGGGGCTACGCTTTGCCCTAATGCTGATATCGCAGACTGCAAGGCCTTATGTCTCTACTATGCCGGAAACGGGCGCTATGATAGCGTGCAACAGTCTCGCATTCGCAAGGCTAATTGGTTTAAGGACGATCAAGAAAGCTTCATGCACGCTTTGCACAACGATATTTGCAATTTCGAGAAATGGTGCAAGAAGAAAGGCTTTATTCCTGTTATTCGGCCAAACGGAACAAGTGATATCCGTTTCGAGAATATTCGGCCTCAAAGCTTCTTTGGGCTTAACGTTTTCGAAATGCACCCAAACACGCAATTTCTGGACTACACCAAACTGTGGAATAGGCTTAAGCGCAAGCTACCGGATAACTATCATTTGACTTGGTCCTATAGTGGAGCGTCTAAACTCTACAGCAGTCAGTTAGGCACAGTTATGGCGCAAGGTATGAATGCGGCGGTAGTCTTTGAGGGTGAATTACCAGAAATGTTTGAAGGCTATCCGGTCATTGACGGAGACAAACATGACTTGCGGATGCTGGACCCAAAAGGGGTAATCGTAGGCCTAAAGCCAAAAGGCCATATTTGGCGGAAAGTAGATAAAGGCTTTGTGGTTAGGGAAGAGACTACGCAATCAAAGCGTTTTCGTTTTGGCCTAGCTACAGATAAGGAAATCGAAAATGTCCGCTAATGACTGGTTTTTGTGGGCCTTAGCCCTAGGCTTTCTAGGCTTTGGTGTAGTGATAACGTACTTGGATAAGGTATAGAAATGTCGGGATTAAATGATATTTGGGAAGTAGTCTCCTTTGAGCATAATCAAGGCTATGTTGATAAAGGATATGCAGTGTACTTCTCAGGCTCATATGAGGAGTGCATGGCCTACGTAATGACTACCAAGTCAGGCAGGATCAAGAAGCTATTCAGGACCATCACAAGGCCTCCTGAGACTAACAGAGAGACGATAGAGAGGCTCAACTACCTAGCCCCAAAAACTAACTACGCAAAGGACATTTACTATGACTAACCTACAAAGGGCTTATCTCTCTGGCCTTTCATGGGCACAGAAAGCCTATGCCGGGCAAGGGGGGTACGTAGGACCACACTTCACCAGCGCAACAGGAGGTATAGTCAAAGCCTGCGACATGACAGACAGAGAGAAGCAAGAGTATCATAGGGGGGTAAGAGAATATGAGCCTGAATAAACACATCCCAAGTCAGTCTGAGATCCTGGCCATGCTCCGGCAAGCTAGGCATTACCGCCTGCAGGCTGAAGCGGAAACCCAGAGACAACTAGCGATATTGGACATTATAGAATGCGCCTATGGGCCGGATATTCCAGGACTACCAGACAGTGAAATAGTAACAGACTGAGAAAGTAGACTTCTAACTTAGGGACAAGCGTTTACCTTGCATTTGCTGAGTAAGCGCTTTCCTTGTACGTAGTACCTAAACTTTGTAATAAACACTAGATGTAGTATGCACACCCGCTATCCGAGTGCCAGGAAAAATTACACCCCCCGTAGTTGCAATCGTCTAAACCATTGATATTATTAGAGACTGTTGCAGGAATACCACAAAGGGAACCCTTATATTTATCTCGAATCGGAAATATGCCAGGTTGTATACCCCCCGATCTACAAAATAAGAGAAAAGGTTTAGGTTTGTACACTGCTGCTACTACCAATGACATATTCTTGCCTTATTATATCGACAATGGCTACTAGAGGGGGGCTTATAGTGGCACTTATATCACACTTTATATTTATTTTTACACAACACTACAAAAACCTTTTCGTAAAAAGTCTGAAAAGAGGCTTATACTATAGTACATACTTAAGTTTCTATCTTAAGGTTAAGCATTACCCACAATACCCAGCCTAGCTGGGCCTAATGAACAAACTTAAGTTTATACTTAAGTAGGGGAAATTTCTTAAATCCCTAAGTATGTCTTGTTTTTGTAGTACTACGTGAGTAGGCCTTTTTGGGTATTGTAAGACTTAAGACATATCTTATGGTTTGTAGTATATCGGAAGATATCCCCACAGCTTGGACTCGTATGTATGCCAGCCGCATTACCTTATAAGAAAGCTATAGCGAATAAGGTCCGTCGAATGATTAGAGACGGGGTACAGGTTCGTGACATCATGGCCGCTATCCAGCCTATGAAGGATGCCCCCTCGTCTTTGGCTACCTTTTACAAGACCTATGGTCACGATATGGCTGATGAGAGAGCCGAGATTGTAGGGAAGGTAGGTAACAAGGTAGTACAACAAGCCTTAGATGGGGACTTTAAGTCTCAGGAGTTATACCTCCGTTCTAAGGGCGGATGGTCCCCGAACTCCACAGTTAATGAGAATGAGCAGGATCTAGACCCGGATATGGATGAGTCTGCTATTGATGCTCTTATGACCTTGTTAGGTAAAGCCCCCGACCATGACCCTACCGATAACAGCGAATGATTTAAGAGCGCTACCTGACGAAGAAGTTGCTGCTGTGATGAAGCAGCTAGGTCCAGCTAAAGCAGAAGAACTAAGGCACACTTGGGAGTTCTGGGCTAGACCTAATCAGTTAGAGCCGAAGGGTAATGACTGGGATATTTGGGTAGCCTTAGCTGGTCGAGGT